AAGAGCTGGTGAACGACCAGAGGGCCAAGCGGGTGTACCTGGGGGAAACCTTCCAGTTGTAGAATGCCGCAACTATTTTGTGCCAACCTGCATAGTGCACGAAGGACAAAATACGGGCTAATAAGGGTACACATTCTTCCTTTGCGATGCTGAATGCAGGCTTTGGCCTGCATTTTTCATTTTTCGGGCATCCGGGGAATTCCAATGCCAGTCGGCAATTCAACGCCAAAAATCATCTGCGATCTTCCTTTCCCGAAAATCTCGTCAGCATTCCAATTATAGAGAACACACGCACCGCATCAATGGATGAATATTCAGCGAGAATCGTGCAGGTCTCAAGTGCCCATTTTCATTATACGTGATATAAAAGGGAGTTACCTTTTCCAAAGTTAACATAATTTACATTATGGGACATTTACTTTAACTATTCGTATTCAATCAACTCCTAACTAAACATAATAAACATTATTAAAAAGGACTAAAACATGCTCTTATACGTATACTCTATCTATGACAAAAAAATTGAAGTCTATAACACTCCCTTCTTCTTTTCCGATCACATTTCAGCGGCCAGAGCCTTTGGCCGCCTCCAGCTCGACCCTCAATCAATGCTTTATGCTTACCCTGACGACTACGCTTTATATCAAATCGGCGAGTTTGACGATCAAACTGGTATCGTATCTCCTGTAACTCCTCCAAAATACATACAATCCTACGAGATACCCAATGTCTAAACAAATTTATGGTCATTATGATGACCTTTCGGCCCTGGATGATGGTATAACTTTTACTGATCCATCCCATACACAACAACATTTCCGGGACGAATCCGATATTAACGAGATACTTATGCGCTATTCTAAAACTGGCGTACTTCCTCATGTCAACCCTACGCCTCCCGAATTCCGCGACTTGGCGCAACAACTCGACTACCATCAAGCCATGACTTTCTTGGTCTATGCTCAAGACCAATTTAACGACCTACCTGCTCGTACCCGTGCCCGGTTCGGTAACGATCCTGGCCAACTTCTCGAATTTCTTCAAGACCCTGAAAATACAGACGAAGCTGTCAAGCTCGGCTTAATACCGCCGACAGGCGATCCAGTCGGGGCAAAGCCCCACCCGGAGGGTCCACCAGTTAGCCCTCTTGTTGTAACTGGTGGGACTGACACCAAACAGGCAAACGAGGGGTAAATGTCCACCTAAAATGTCCCCTTTTCTTATTCTTAAAAAGTTTGCCTTTGTCTTCCCTCTTGGACACCCCCCAAGGGTGTCCCTCTTAAAAAACTAACCGTCCTGGAGCTGAGCGGGCTATCCTGCCCGATCAGCGATAAGGACGCTGGCCGGAGGCCAAAAATGGGCACACATAAATCAGTAATGGCACATCAATTCAGCCAAGTCCCCAGAGCTGAAATACCACGATCACAATTTAACCGATCCCATGGCCATAAAACCACCTTTGACGCCGGCTATCTTGTCCCCATTTATGTCGACGAAGCACTTCCCGGCGATACCTTTTCTCTCCAAGGCTCTATATTTGCTCGTATGGCAACACCTATAGTCCCCATTATGGACAACCTCTTCATGGAGACTTTCTTCTTCGCTGTCCCAAAAAGATTACTATGGGACAACTGGCAACGCTTTAATGGCGAGCAAACAAATCCTAATGACTCAACCGATTACCTTATCCCTCAGCTTCAAGCTCCAGCTGGAGGTTTTACCACTGGCAGTATCGCAGATTATTACGGACTGCCTACCCGTGTACCAAATATCTCTGTATCCGCTTTATTCTTCCGGGCTTACAACCTGATCTACAACGAGTGGTTTAGAGATCAAAACCTCCAAGAATCACTTGAGGTGCCTACCGATGACGGCCCTGATCCCATATCAATTTACAATCTTAAACGCCGATGCAAACGCCATGACTACTTTACATCTGGCCTACCCTGGCCCCAAAAAGGTCCAGGGGTTGAATTACCGCTAGGTGGTACAGCTAATGTATCTATCACAACAGGTGGTATTCCAACTTTTACTTACAATACAAATGCTGTTGCTCCATCAGGTGCTTTACGAGCATCTGATGCTTCTGGAGCTACTGTACCAATAACGCAAAATCGTACTGCTAATCCATCATCTGGTACAACTTATCCTCTCGCATGGGCAAACCCAAACTTATCAGGAACTGCTGACCTATCAACTGCCACAGCTGCTACAATCAACTCCTTCCGCCAAGCCTTCCAAGTTCAAAAAATGCTTGAGCGTGATGCACGAGGCGGCACTCGCTACACCGAAATACTCCGCTCACACTTCGGCGTGGTATCTCCTGACGCCAGACTGCAGCGGCCTGAATACCTAGGCGGCACATCAACACGCATCAACATAAACCCTGTACAGCAAACATCTCAGACAACGGCAACTTCTCCCCAGGGCAACCTTGCCGCCTTCGGCCTGGGCAATGATATCTTCCACGGATTTACAAAATCTTTCACAGAACACACTATCCTCATCGGCCTGGTCAACATCCGTGCTGACCTTACTTATCAACAAGGTATAAACCGTATGTTTAGCCGTCAAACCCGTTATGACTATTACTGGCCTGCTCTCTCGCACCTGGGCGAACAAGCTCTCCTTAATAAAGAAATTTACGCTCAAGGCACAGCTGCAGATAATGATGTATTTGCTTATCAAGAACGCTGGGCCGAATATCGTTACTATCCATCTAAAATAACTGGCAAATTTCGTTCCAATGATCCACAACCTCTTGACGTATGGCATTTATCCCAAAAATTCAATAATTTACCAACACTTAGTTCACAATTTATCGAGGACAACCCGCCCATTGAGCGGGTCATAGCTGTTCCCAGTGAGCCTCAATTTATTTTTGATAGCTACTTCTCTCTCCGATGCGCCCGGCCCATGCCCGTTTACTCTATCCCTGGTCTAATTGACCATTTCTAGGAGGTACTATGGCCTGGCCTGCAGTTATCGCCGCGGGAGGCGCACTAGCATCAAGCGCACTAGGCGCATTAGGCGCCCATAATGCCAATATGCTTTCCGCTAAGGAAGCTAAAAAGCAGCGAAAATGGATGGAATACATGTCTAATACAGCCCATCAACGCGAAGTGAAAGACCTTCGCGCCGCTGGACTCAACCCAATACTTTCCGGATTCGGAGGATCTGGCGCCAATGTTGGCGGCGGGGCTGCCGCCACAGGTCAGCTAAACATTTTCGATGAAGTCGGCTCAAATATCAACTCTGCTCGTCGCCTCGAAGAGGTCGATAAAAAGCTAGCTGATGCCGACATAAAAAATAAGGAGGCAAACACTGATCTAGCTAACAAAAATGCTGACCTATCTCACACCAACGAACAATTAGCTCGTGCTCAAATGGCAGACACCAATATGATGATTGGTGTCCACTCCGCTCAAGAACTTAAAACACGCCAAGATATGCTTAATTCCATTGGCATTACTGCTGCTCAAATTAACCAATTAAACTCTCAAGCTGGCGTTAATTCTGCTATGGCTGCTAATTATGCAGCCGAAACAGCAAACAAAAAAGTTGATCATCATAGTTATGAGAGACAATTATCTCGTGGTCTTCGTGATTTTTTCGGTAGAACTAATGATTGGTTAGGTTATAAATCAAAATATGAATAAGGAGTAAAAAATGAGAAGACGTAGACTTTCCCGCCGTGGTTCCCGTAAGTATTTCTCTCGCCATGCTTCAAAAACCCATAAGCGCAATTTGCGCGCTACGCCCATGAGAGGCGGCTTTAGGATTTAACATGCCTTGCTATTATCCTCTAACCGCTTGGAAAAGCAGGAATATTGAGGATACGATTAACGGCAAGTCCAAGATGGTTTTTCAAGCCGAATTGGGCTTGCCTAATACAAAAACTCTTCTCCCCTGCGGTCAATGTATCGGCTGCAGGCTAGATCGTGCAAAGACCTGGGCGATTCGTTGCATGCACGAAGCTTCATTACATGATAATAATTGCTTTCTAACTTTAACCTATGCTACTGAACATTTACCTGCAAATGGATCTCTTGATAAACGCGACTTTGTTCTCTTTATGAAACGACTTCGCAAACATTATGGTTCCGGTATTCGCTTCTTTCAATGCGGCGAATATGGCGAAGAACTACAGAGGCCACATCATCATGCCATCTGCTTCGGAATTATTCCTTCTGATTGTCGTTTTGACCGTATGTCTTTTGGTTATGCGATTTACCGGTCTGAGACGATTGAGCGACTATGGTCTAAGGGTATTGTATGGATTGGTAGTGTTACTTTTGATAGTGCTTGTTATGTGGCCCGCTACATCATGAAAAAAATCAATGGCCCTAATGCCAATGAGCACTACCACGGTCGCATACCAGAATATGTTACCATGTCTCGCCGCCCCGGAGTAGGGCGGTTATACTATGACAAATACAAGGATGACCTCTATAATCACGACAAATGCGTTGTACGTCACAACTTCGTTCTCAAGCCTCCCAAGTACTACGATACTCTCTTCGACATTGATAACCCAGTAAGAATGGCTACTATCAAAGCTTCAAGAAAAGCATCAGCTATAAAAAATCAGCTCGAGCCAGAACGGCTCGAAATTTTGGAAAAAATTAGACGCATAAAACACTCAAAAACGAGCCGAAACCTCGAAGGAGAGCCATACAAAATTTAGTGGCATAATTTACATTATGGGCGTTTTAATGCCCCAATAAGCCACCCTCAACCTTCTCCTCCCATACCAAATTCCCTGTTTGATTCCCCATCCTGTTCCTGAACAAGAAACCCTTCATAAATCCGTTTTGCGCCGTTTTTGCTCCTTCCATGACCGTCAAGTCGTCAGGTGACGATTTTACGTATGGGATAATTGACCTAACTGAAAAAGGAATCTGGATTCCCGCCTTCGCGGGAATGACGCAGAAAGGCTAAAACGCAAGAACCTGGACACCCACACTGTTTGGCCAAATTACGGCGTTGACGAAAAAATAACCCCAGAGGCAGGAGCCCTGAATACATCTTGACTCGTTTGTGTCGGATGTATACTTTGTAAACAAAGGAGTAATGCCATGACCACCGTGACCGCTCGTATCGACGAAGAAACACATACCAGGCTGGAAAAGCTGTCCAAGGCCACAGACCGTTCCCGATCTTGGCTGGTGGCGGATGCTGTTCGCCGCTATGTTACCGAGGAGAGCTGGCAGGTGGCTGCCATTGAAGAAGGTGTACGGCAGGCTGATGCCGGAGAATTCG